CTTAACAGAGCAAACCTTGGTATGGAAGTAATGCACGAGAGAAACGCCCATAACTTTCCTCTAGACCTTGCTGCTGCAGAGTCTACAGAGGTTGCATTGGTTGCTCCTGCTGTTGGTTAATAAAACTGAATAGAATCAAAAGACCCTAAATTACTTTAGGGTCTTTTTTAATGCATGGAATTAGACGAACAGTTAAAACTTGCCCATCTTCTGTTGGAAGAACGAGTATGTAGAGTTTGTAAGGAAAGAAAAAATCTTCTTCAATCTTATTATCGTATCCGTAAAAATATGAAACTTGCTTCTTCATATTCTTATGAATGTAAGGAATGCACTATAAAAAGAATTGTTAAGGGTAGAAAGGAAGACATTGGTAGTTGGGCATATCCTGACTGGTAACATTTTTATTTGACAACATTAAAGAGGATGATAGAATACTTAAGTACCTAAATTAAATTACAATCAACTGGAGATTATGGAAGAGAATCCATTCTGGGGGGAACCAACTCCCACTGACCTGTGGGATGATATGAATAAACTTAATTCTCTCTATGAGGAATTGTTATGGGATCATAACGATCTTCTTGAATTTTACATTGAGGGTAATAAAATAGTAATTAAAAACAAATCTAGAGAGGGAAGGTAAATGCAAATTTTTCTTGATACTGCTGACAGTGAAGCAATTGAAAAGGCTTGGAAGACTGGATTAATTGACGGTGTGACTACAAACCCATCTTTAATATTAAAGAATGGCCAAGATCCTGAAGTTGTTTATCAGAAATTAGTTGACCTTGGTATACCAGATATTAGTATGGAAGTTGTGGGTACTGGTGATGAGATGGTTACTGAAGGTCGTAGACTTGCTGAGAAGTTTGGTAAGCAAGCTACTATTAAAGTTCCTTGCACCAGAGGTGGACTTGCTGCATGTGCTCTTTTATCTAGAGATGGTATTAAGGTAAATGTAACTCTTATATTCTCACAATCTCAAGCAATCCTTGCTGCAAAGGCAGGAGCAACATATGTTTCTCCATTTGTTGGTAGGGTAGATGATAATTCGTTTGGTGGTTTGTGTCTGGTTAAAGATATTGTTAAAGTATTTAAAGAACATTTTGTAAGAACACAAGTTCTAGCAGCGTCTATCAGAGAGGTCAGGCCAGTCGGTAGAGCGTTTGAATATGGTGCTGACATATGCACGATACCTCCGAAGGTATTTGACGGCATGTACAAGCATATTCTAACGGATAAGGGATTGGAATTATTTCAAAATGATTATGAGCAAACACTTAGAGATCTTGAGGAGACTAACTAACAATGCATGGAAATTTAGAACCCGAAGAACGAGTTATGGAAACAAAGAACTTTGCAGTCTATTCTAAAGACGGTTGCCCTTACTGTGATAAGGTAGAACAAGTGTTGGAATTATCTGGTCTAAATTTTGTAATTTATAAATTAGATAAGAACTTTGATAGGAAAAGTTTCTATGGTGAGTTTGGGGAAGGATCTACATTTCCTCAAGTAGTTGTGAATGGTAAGAAACTTGGTGGGTGTATTGAAACAGTCAATTATTTGAAGGAGGAAGCATTGGTGTAATGTCAAAGAATTTTGAAGAAGTCTACTTTGATGTTGAAAGGGCAATAGAACTTGCCTTTGAGGGTAAGTTTGTGTTAAGATTGTATGACTATCTTCAAGTAAGGGATGCTAAAAAAATAGAAGTAGATCAATTTTTAAATAGTTCTACTGCTAATGAGATTGGATCCCTTATTGTAGAGCTTGGAGAGTATATTAAAGGAGGTATAGATAACGAACATAAACAATTGAGGGAAGCGTATCATCATATACCAAAACCTCAAGCAAGAAAGATAAGAGATTATCTTGCTTGTATATTAGAAGATGCATTGAGGTATAGTGATGACAGAAAAAGAGGAAGAAAAAAGAAGCATTCTAAATAACTCCAACGTCGAAATTAATAAAGGCGTTGAGCTACTACTTAGAAATAGGAGGAGAGTTAAACCAAAACCAAAAACCTTTCAGGTAAAATTTGGTAAGTTAATTTCTCTTTGGAATAGAGAAATTGTTTTTCATTTTGATTTATACCTGGATATTCGTAAAAAATAAACAATTTCTGGAGGAATATTATGGAACAGACCATAGTAACGTTGACACTTACAACAGTTGTGTCATTTCTTGCATTATTAGTAGGAGGTATGATAGGATGGATGGCAAGACAACATTCATACGAAACCACACCACAAGTAGTGTATACTCATCCCGAAATGTTTGATGAGAATGGTAACGTAGTAGCAGATGAAATTTTAGCCCTAAGAATTGAAACACATGACACCAGCGAAGACAACAACGAGGAAGACTAAAACCAAAGCGGGAACTTCTTCAGTTAGAACAGCAACCCCAAAAACAAGGGTTAAACTTCCACCCAATCCATTTATTCATGAGATTCTTGATCTTGTGGAAGAACAAAAGACAAAGGCTAAAAAGGTAGCAATCCTTAAAGAGTATAGAGATCATTCTCTAACTGCAATTTTGATTTGGAACTTTGATAACAGTGTTATTTCTGCAGTTCCTGAAGGAGTTGTTCCTTATAAAGAAAACGAAGTTCCAATAGGAACAGATCATACATCTCTTCGTAGAGAGTGGAAGAATCTCTTTCATTTTATTCAGGGTGGTAATGATTCACTAAGTAATCTTCGTAGAGAGACGATGTTTATACAGATGCTTGAGGGTCTTCATCCAGAAGAGGCAAAGATTATTTGTTTAGTTAAAGATAAGAATTTAACGGAGAGATATAAACTTTCTCAAGCAGTGGTAGCAGAAGCTTATCCAGATATCGTATGGGGTGATCGCTCATGACAGAAAAAGTAGAAACAGAAAAGAAACTAGCAGAGAAACCAAAGAAACCAGAGACAGAGAAATCTATTTGGTCTAGTGAAGATAAAAAATTAATCAGTAGTTATGGGTGTCAGTTGTTAGTAGAAGATGCTAAAGGTAAACAGTTGGTTGAAAAGAAACTTCCAACTGACACTATGATAATAACCTATAAGGTTAAAGATAAAGTTCATCATGATCTTGTACGTGGCCCACAGGTTAAGATTTTTGATTTATATTATGATAAATTTGGTAAAGGGTCTCTTCAAAGTTTTGAATATGGAATGGGAACCATTAACCCTACTACGTGGGGATATCAACCACCTCAAAAGAAACGAAAAAGAAAACTATGAGCGACGAACTTATCAAACAACAAATCACTGATATTATAGAAGGTGAGATCCAAAATGGAATCAATGATTATCTTGAAGGAAATGAACAGGATAAAGACTCAAAGGGTTTTGGTGGTTCTGTTCCACAGGATGAAGGTAAGGAGTTGAAAGTAAATGTTTCAAAGAATGAAGTAGATAGATTAATTAAAGAGTATAAGAAAATTAAGAAAAGTCAGAAGTCTAATCTAGGTCAAGTGAAGAAGATGGGATTGCTTGATAAGAATGGGAGGAGACTATGAGTAAGATTGATACTCAAGGAATGAGTGGCCCAGTTGATCCTAATTACAAAGGACCAGTAAGGATGCAACCACATAAACCTATGATGATATATCCTAGTAGGTTGCATACACCTGAGATGGTTAAGGAGTTGAAGATTCTATTCAATGAGGTGTTGGATGAACGAGAAGGTAAAATGAATTATACTTCTTATTTTGATGAATCCAAATATGCACATCGCATTAATGAAGATGAGCCAGAGTACAAACCACAACTATGAAAACCCTTCTGAGGTTCAAGACCTTGGGCATGTAGAGGCACAGGTCACTAAAGGTAAGAAGTATTATGATGAACAGGGGTGGGAAATTTCTCCACCTATTTCCGATAGAGAATGTATCTATCGTTGCTTAGAGAACTGTGAATCACTTGCTGGACTTGACAAGAAACAAGTTCAAAGATTGATGAAAGACTTTGAGACTATGAAAACCGAATTCGTAAGAAACGAGGAGTATCCTGTATTATGAAGAACTGGTTAAACTTAAATGAAAATACACCTTGGGTAAAGGGGTATGAAGATAAGCATTCAAATCCTGTATATAAACATGCTGAGAGCCCATCACAATGGAATGTAAAATGTAACAAGGTATTCATGTCGTGCTATGGAAAAGGTGAGGCAATAGACATCAGACTTATGAATACTGATAAAGATTTGCAACATCAGATAAACATTACCATTGAAGATGGTAAACTAAAAGCAATTGTATCGGAGCAAACCAAATGAGACTCGGTGTTATGTGTTCTGGTAATGGTACTAATTTCGAGAACATTGTCACTAATCCTATCTGTAAAGATCATGAAGTTGTGTTGATGATACACAACACTAAACACTGCGGTGCTGTTAAGAGAGCAGCGAAATGGGGTATCCCTCATGTGAGAATACCTCATAAAGATGAAGATAAAATGGCAGACATGTTTAGAGCATGGAATGTCGATCTTATAGTTCTTGCTGGATATATGAGAGTGATTAAGAATCCTTCTGCCTTTCCTGCTCCCATTATTAATGTACATCCATCATTACTTCCTAAGTATAAAGGATTACATGCAGTAGAACAAGCAATGGAATCGGGCGATAAAGAAACAGGATGCACAGTTCATTATGTAAATGAGGAGTTGGATGGTGGAGAAATAATTCTTCAAGGAAAGGTTCCCATATTACCAGATGATGATATAAAATCATTGACAAAGGCCATTCAAAGAATGGAATATGCTGTACTACCATCTGCAATTGAAAAGATAAAGACTTTATAAAGTTTGTATTGAATTACACATAATTGCTTGACTATATAATATACCTGTGTTAGTATATTAACACATCGTTCAACCTCATAAGAGGTCGCAAGTAAGCCGACTCGGAACGGAATCGTTCATCCTCATGGAATTAATTCTCGCTAGTCTTTTAACTTGTGAGTATGCTACAGGTCTGGTCAACCAGATTCATAAGCAGCATACTGACACTCCAAAATCTGAACTTGTTCAGGTTGTTAAGAGTTCAACAGAGAAGGGATGCTTTGAGGACGCACAAGTTGACTGAAGGAACGGGGTAAAATCCCTACTACTTTGGAGAAACCCAATGGCAAAAGTCACATACAGAGGTGTCGAGTATGACACCGCAGAGTACAACAGAAGAGTACTCGATGAAGCAGCTCAACAAAGAAATCACGATCTGATGTATCGTGGTATTAGACACGAGCATAAGTTCGCATCTAAGAGCTAGGTTCACACTTGCATATACGTTTAGAGGAGGGCTGTTGACCCTCCTCTTTTTTTGTATTATAATTAGTGAGAAAAGAAATTCTAATGAATAAAAGTAAACTTAAAGTTTTATTAGCTGCCTTAAAACAGGTGGTTGATGAACTGGAATCAGAAGTCTATTCGGATACTGCTTCCTATACTACTTCTTCTCCAGAATACGATGAGGTATTTGATGACGGTTAAACTTGTAAGCATTACACCTGATGCTGAAAAGACTATGGCATACATTGCTAGAGTTTCTAATCCATCTAATCAGGATAATGAAAAGTATGCGGGTCTATTAAAGTATTGTATTAAACATAACCATTGGTCTGTGTTTGAACAATCTTCCATGTCAGTAGAGATAGAGACTACTCGTGCTATTGCTGCACAGATACTAAGACATAGAAGTTTTACTTTCCAAGAGTTTTCTCAAAGATATGCTGCTAGTACTGCACTTGGTGATATTCCATTGCCAGAATTGAGAAGGCAGGATACAAAGAACCGTCAGAATTCTACTGATGATTTGGATCCTAAGATGGTAGAGACATTAAACAAGCAGATGGATACGTTGTTTAGCTCTTCTTTATCTCTTTACAATCAGATGTTAGAAGATGGTGTTGCTAAAGAGTGTGCTAGAATGGTATTACCTTTATGCACTCCTACCAGAATCTACATGACTGGTTCATGTCGTTCTTGGATTCATTATATTAATCTAAGGTCTGCACACGGAACTCAGAAGGAGCATATGGTAATTGCAGAAGCATGTAGGAAAGTGTTTACCGAACAGTTCCCTGCAGTTTCAGAAGCCCTTGAGTGGGTCTAAATAAAATTATCACATTGTTTTATTATGCCAACATATCCAGTAAAAAATAAAGTCACGGGGGAGGAGAAAGAACTCTCTATGACTATGAGTAAATATGATGAATGGAAAAAGGAGAATCCTGATTGGGATAAGGATTGGTCAAAGGGGTGTGCTAGTCAGTCAACTGAATTTAAGTGGACTGGAGAAGCAAAATCCAGTGGTTGGAATGAAGTTCTAGATAGAGCATCCAAACAACCTGGTGCTAACGTCTCCAAACATCGTGATTACAGTTTTTAAATATGCCACGTAAAAAGAAATCAGACCAACCAATTGGTGTCGGAATGACGGTTAAGCAGATGAAAAGAAAGAAACCTATTAATACAGATATGATGAGGGATATAGAACCCCTCACAGATAATCAGAAATTGCTTTACAATGCTTATGCAGAGGATAAAAACCTTATTGCATATGGTGTAGCAGGAACTGGTAAAACTTTTATCACTCTTTATAATGCACTTCAAGATGTATTAGATCCTAATACTCCTTATGAGAAAATATATCTTGTAAGATCACTTGTATCTACTAGAGAGATTGGTTTCTTACCTGGTGATCATGAGGATAAGTCATTCCTTTACCAGATTCCTTATAAGAATATGGTAAAGTATATGTTTGAGATGCCAAGTGAAGCCGACTTTGAAATGCTTTATGGTAATCTTAAGGCACAGGATACTATTTCTTTCTGGAGCACCAGTTTCATTAGAGGAACTACATTTGATAAAGCAATCATTATTGTTGATGAATTTCAAAACTTGAATTTTCATGAACTTGATAGTATAATAACAAGAGTTGGTGAAAACAGTAAGATTATGTTCTGTGGTGATGCTACTCAGTCTGATTTGATTAAGACTAATGAAAGGAATGGTATTATAGGATTCATGGAGATTCTTCGTAACATGTCTTCAGTTAATATTGTTGAGTTTGGAGTAGAAGATATTGTTCGATCTGGTTTAGTTAAGGAATACATTCTTACTAAATTGGAAATGGGCATGTAATGCCAACTGTATATTATGCAAGTGTCTTTGATTCAGAAGACACCTTAGTGAGACAGTCTGATCTTATTGATGAGGATTTTGTTCAGAATAAATGCCCTGTATTCAATCATAAACAGAGTAGAACTTTTGTAGCAACATCACCTATTGATTTTAATTTAGAAATTGATAGAACTCCTGATAGGAATCATATTATTTGTTCACGACCAGAGTTACTTGAGTATGATGATGAACATCTTAATTCACCAAGACCAGTTATCCAATTAGTATTTCCAAAGTTTTTATTTTGGACGAAGGAAGATAATATTTGGTTTGAATTTAATGATCATCCAATGACTTCTTTGACTAATAATTTCATAGGAATTTCTGGATGGTTTAACCTATCAAATTGGTCAAGGATGTCAAGTACTGCAATAACACTTGTGGATGAGCGAAAACCTGTTATAATAGAGAAAGGAGATCCTCTTTTTAGAGTTTCTTTCTATCCTCCTAATCTTGATGATGGTATTGTTTTGAAGAAACAGAATGATGTTGATGTAGATTTATGGCTTAAGGGTCATTCTCTAGCATCTGAACAAGATTGGAGACCAAGATTATTTTCTAAGACCAAGACAGAAAGTAAGTGTCCTTTTAGTTTTTTATTTAAATGACTTTTATTCATGAGAATCATCTAGGTGATCTTGAACTCAACAAAAAAGAAACTAAGGGGATAAGATTATATAATCTTCCTAATGGAGATTGGGTTCCGTCAATTACTTCAGTAACTTCTTTTTATAATCGACAGATCTTTGTGAACTGGAGAAAGAGAGTTGGTATTGAAGAAGCAAATCGTATTACTAAGAAAGCAACAACCCGTGGCACAGATTTTCACGAAGCTGCTCAAGCATATTTGGAAAATAGAGATATGGTTTGGGAGGATTACCTTCCTGCTACTCGTTTTATGTTTCATCATGCTACACCATATCTAGACCGTATAAATAACATACACGCTATAGAAAGAACTCTCTACTCAGAGTATTATGGTCTTGCGGGTAGAGTTGATTGTATCGCTGAGTATGAAGGCGAACTAGCGGTTATAGATTTTAAGACTTCTGAAAAGATTAAACCTGAAAAGTGGCTTGAAAACTACTTTGTTCAGGAGATGTTTTACGCAGCAGCATATTACGAGCTCACTAAAATTCCTGTTAAAAAATTGATCACCATTATGGTTACACCTGGTGGTGAGGTAAAAGTATTTGACAAACGGAACAAAGGGGATTATATTAAGTTATTAGTTCGTTATATAAAAGAATTTGTATCTCACAATACTGGGGAGAAG